GCCGCCGCCGCCAGGATCGCTGTTTGGGCGTTGGTCACCTGTGTCTGCGTCTTGGAATCTTACTTCAAATCTTACAGCATTAGTACTTTGTAGTTTAGCTCTAATTCTATAATAGTTTTCGGCATATTCTGCTTGACTGCCGTTCTTAGTAAAAATTGTTTGGTAGGTGGTAGTCAAATCCCAAAATCCCACAGCTTCAGGTGTTCCACTTATTGTACTTGTTGTAGTTGTAGAACTCATTGATATAGTTCCTGTATTACCTACCAGTGTATTCCAGTCATTATCTTTTTGACCACCGTTGCCGTTTGTTATATCCGATTTGATTTGTATTTCGCCGCCAGCATTAAAAAAATGCCTTCTATGATCGGAAGCAGTAGCAGCTACATCTGCACCAGCATCATTTTTGCAATTATAACCACCTGCAAAAGTAACATCAAACTCAAGGTAGATACCGAGGTTACCGCTGCTTCCCCAGTTACTGGTATATGCCATTCCTGTATCTGTATAAGCTAATTTATTTTCTGCACTTAAATTACCACTATCTACAGTTAGAGGGGCTGCTTCTAAATCTGTAATTGCAGCACCAAAGTCATTAACACCTTTGTTTGCATCCGGAGTAACAATAGTAAAGTTATCTGAATTATCTCGTGTAACACTATTTCCAGACGCTGTATTAGAAGCATCTGCACCAATAATGTTACCTGTATTGATTGTTCCTACACTACTGTCAGTTGCAAATTGATGATTGTGTGCTATATTAATATCAGCTTTTAATAAATTCCATTGAGTATTGGTAATATCAGTAACACTAGAACCAGCTAGGTGAGATGAAGTAATGGCCTGGCCGTATCCTTTATTACCAGAACCGATGCCCATAATATCATTTATTCTAGTTACGTAACCATTATAATCTGATGCTTGTATATCGCTGCCAACTGATGCCATTCTAAATCCTCATTATAAACTATTTAGTTTATAAAGTACTGGTATTTGTGTAACTAGGACTAGGAACGGATACGTATGAGCCTGTTGCTCTTCTTTGTGTAATTGTGCTTGTCATAGTTCCACTGATTGCAATAACATTTTCATCAATAGGAACATAACCCGGTGGGTTTAAACCTTCACCTACGTCATTGTCCTGAAATTCAACTCTAAATTCTATTTGTGTTGCGGAAGGTGCTTTTGCTTTAATTACATAGGAATTTTCAGCATAAACTCCGCTGCCACCTTTAGTATAGACTGTTTGATAACTAGTTGTTAAATCATAGTTACCAATAGCTGACGGAGTACCTGATCCAGTTGCTGTTGTAGTATTGTAATCAAAAATAATTGTGCCCATATTTGAGAGCATTGTTGCCCAATCGCTGTCTTTTGCTCCGGAACCATTTGACAACTGAGCTTGAAATCTTATTTGGCCGCCTGAATTAAAAAAGTGGCGTCTAGCATCTGCAGATGTAAATGAAGCGGTAAATGTGTGTATTATAGTACCATTCCATTGTATAGTTCTTGTACTTGAAATTGCTGCTTCAACTGATGCTTGTGTATCATCACAAAGATATTGATCTGCTTCTAAACTATCTACAGCATTTAGGTAATCATTTACGCCTTTATAACTATTAGGGTCGTTAATAGAAGTTGTATAATATTCGGTGCTTGGAGGATTCGAACCCGGTGTGTAAGAAAAAGTAATGCCAGACCCAGATGCATCTGCACCAATAATATTTTTTGTAACTATTTCTTGTAAAGAAGTTAAAGAACCAGTTTGATGAACCCTGGCTTTATTAATGTCTGTTCTAAGAGCTTCTAAATGAGTTGCTGTAACAACTGAAGTTGCAGACACTGTCGAGCTAGCCAGTGACTGTCCGTAACCTGAAGCTGCAAATCCATTACCAAGAACATTTGCTATTCTACTTTGTAACGTGTTAAATGTTGCTGCTGTGATTACATCGTTTTTGCTGACCGCCATTGTTATGTCCTATTAACTGCTAATATATTTATACTTTAAGGACACACTCAATCAGTTTTTCCTCAGAAACGTCCGACGATTCTAGTGCTATGCCAACTAATGCTCTTGTTTCTAGTGTAGTACATACTCCATCTTCCCAAGCATAAACTGCATCGCCTTTATTGACTGTACCTTTAATCCTAACAGGAACACGACCTTTTAAGCCAATTGCTTGACCGTCACACTCTAAATTCATCAAATATGCAGGTGCTTCGGATATTACACCTATGCACATATCTGATTTTCCGGCGCAATGTGCTTCATGATCTGGATCTTTGCAAATTGCCATTGCAGTTCCTACTGGATATTCTTTATCTGTTGTATATTTTTCTGCTAAGTCAGCGTACTGTGCCGCTGTTGCTGTACCTACAAAATAAGTTGCTTTTAAGCTACCTGCTGGTATGGTTTGTGTGTTAATAACTTCAGACGAACTAGTTCTTACTGCAACAGTTCCAGAAGTTGATGTTTCTGATCCGCTTCTGTTTGTACCTGAAACAACTAATGCACTAGCTTTTTGTGCAAGTCCTGTAAAGTTTGAAGCATAAACATTGTTAAATACATGATCAACACTACCTAGTGTAACTGTTTCAGTAGTTACGCCGTCTGTTTGTAGCCCAGGAATAACACTGTTTGCCAGCATTCTTAATGGATTTTTAGTTACTCCTAGTGTGTCTTTTGCTCTAAACTTAATTTCTAAGCCAACATCGTTTGAAATAACACCTACGTTGTCATCTTCAATTTTTAATCTTAAATCGTTAGAGTCACCAATTGCTATACCAATGTCAGCAAATGTAACTAAAGTTGTAAATGCAGCATCACCTGTTTGTACATAATTAGCTGCGTCAATGCCGCCTAATTTTAATGAGTTAGATGCTGTACCCCAAAAACGGAAATCTGTTGATGTAACACCGCCGGTCGAATTGATAGTATCTTTTAGCGTTATACCTTTTCTAATTCTATCAAAACCAGCAATAGTATTCTCTGCATCTGACGAATCAATTGTAAATTCTTGTGCGCTTAATACTGCAACAACTTCGTCATTAATTGTACCTGCAATAACTGATCTCGAAGCGGCACTAATATCTCTTACTGTACGTGATTGCCATTGGGTAATACCATCACCTGCGTCTTGGGGTCCAACTAAGATGAAATCTGTTCCGTTGTAGGCATATAACTGTTCGTTACCGGTATCCCACCAAAAGTCACCTTCTGTTAGTCCTGCTGGCACTGTAGCACTAACTTCGGCGCCTCCTGTTGTTCTAAATTTAGAACCGTCATAAAATTTTAACTTTCTAGTAGAACTATCAAACCATACCTGACCGCTTATTGCTTTGGGTGGAGGATTTGCTCCGCTAAAATTTTCTAATAAGAAAACGAAATTTTCGTTTTGTATTTCACCATAACCGGCGTAGTTTTTACCTACTAGTTTTAGGTCTGTGGTCTGATCTATAGTACCATCTTCTACAACAGTTAATTGTGTGTTGTTATATCTATCAATTGTATATGCCATTTAAGTAACCCCTAACGTACTAGTAGTATTTATCAGCTTTACGGATAATTGCTTGTGCTGACATGATTCCAACTAATACCATCTGAATCAAAAATCATTGTGTATCTATCTGGTGAAAGAGACGCTGCACCAGATACACCTGCTGCACTAATTGCTACGTCTTGTACTACTGACTCAGTACTAAACACACCGTCTTTATCAACAGCAATATATGTGTTGTTATCAGTAATTGCTGTCTGTAAGTCTGCTTGGCTAATATTAACTGTAATACCTGTATATGAAGTACAGTGTATAATTGCTCTTGCGCCTACTTTAGTATTTGCAGGATACATACTGTTTAAAATTGCTGCAACATCAGTGTAAGGACCGTCATTAACTCCTACAGCAAAAGGTGTTGTAAGGCCTGTAATATCTAATCCAAAACCAATATTCTCATCAACTATTGCTGTATCTACATAAGTTTTTGTTGCAACGTCTTGTGCATCAGTAGGATCTGCAACTCCAGTAATTTTTTGACTATTAACTGCAATATCACTAGCACTGACAATGTTTAATCCTGTAGAAGTAGTAGTAATAGTTGTGCCGTTGATATTGGTATTATCTACATCTAAATATTGTAATGTGCCTATTCTAGCTAATCCTAATGCATTATCGACAGAACTAGATAATGTTGTTTCTGTTAATATTTCTGCACCATCAATCTTTAATGCCGGTGTGGCATTTTCAGGTGTTGTTATAAGATCTATATCTTGATTAGATGTCCAGCTTTGAGTAGCATCTATCCATTCAAACGTTTTGTCGCCGTCAGTTGATCTTAATGTAATGCCGCCTGAATCTGCTACTGCATCATTGCCTGCAGGATCTCCATTTTCATCTGTTCCTAGTTGTATATTTTTATCTTCTACTCTTAAAGTAGCAACATTTAGATAGGTTGTATCTCCTGATACAAGTAAGTTTCCATCAACTTCTAAGTTGCCACTAAATTTACCGCTTCCAGTTACATCAAGTTCTACACTAGGAGAACTATTCCAAATACCAACACGAGCATCTGTACTATCAATATAGATACTAGAAACAGAAACGTTACCAACTTTAACTTTAAAATTTAAGTCTGCATCATCTTTTTGTGTTTCTAAAATAGTTTGAAATGTTACTCCATCAACTTTTAAAATTGCATATTCTGTGTCGCCGACGCCAACTGATAGTCCTGCATTATTTTTAATCTTAATTGCTGCTGTAGTTTCTGTTAATGCGCCTGTTGTACGCATAAAGTCTGCTTCTGTAAATGACTCTCCTGCATCATTTACAAGAGCTTTAGTTGCGTCTGATGTGCCTCTATACCAAAAGTCTGCACTTACAGGATTAAATCCTTTTTCAAAAAGCTGACGTTTTGGACTTGCTGTGTCATTTGGATCTGCAGGATAACCCGGAATAGCTCTATTAGCATCTACCCTAAATGTGCTATCTGCAAATACACCAACTAACACTCCTGAAATATAAACCTTTAGAAGATTTTTTTCTGCACTTACAGTGTCAATAACTGTCTGTGTTTCAAAACCTGTTTTGCGTTGTCCTGCTGTATATTCAGGACCAACTAAAACTAAATCCGTTCCATCAAACATCCAAAGCTGGTTGTTTTCATTGTCAATCCACAAATCGCCTGCTACCATATTAGGTTGTTGTGCAGAAACAATCGGACCTCCAGCAGCCTTAAATGTAGTACCATCGTAAAGTTTTAGTCTTAGTTCTGATGTATCAAACCATAACTGTCCAGTAATAGGATTACCTGGTGCAGATGTACTTGCAAAGTTTTCTAAAAGTCCAATAAAGTTTTCATTTATATATTCGCCAAACCCTTTATAGTTTCTACCTACAAGTGTTAGGTCGGTTGATGTTACATCTATTTGACCATCAACTAGATCTACAAGTAAATCTCCATTAGTTTTGTTTAATCTATAACTCATTATACTGTCCTACCTGTGTAGATGATATAGTTTATGGCCAAGTGCGGTGACATAATATTAAGTGCATTGCCTAATGTTTGGCCGTCTGATAATAAGACGCCACCACTGTTTGTTAAACCTTGTCCTGCTGACGTTGCTGTTGGTGCATCAAAAGTAAATACACCGTCGTCTGTTGGTGTTCCTGTAACATCTCTAATAGCATAAAATTGGTCTAAACTTGGGTCACCGCGCAAGTTATGTTTGTGTTCCGGTAAGTTCTCTGTAAGAATTGTAACTGTTTCAGCACCATCTGATGTTCCTAGCTGATCTGCTGAAGATGCTGTTACAACGTTTGCACTATCGCCGCCCATGTTGTCAAGGCCCATAGTTACCCTACCACGCAAATCAGGAACAGCAAAATATCCTACAGTAGATATTTCTGAACGTGCTTTAAAGTTGTATTCTATAGCTTCAAATAGTTGTGGGTAATCTGCAATTCTATATTCTTTACCATCACATAAAAGCCAACCATTTGGCGCACTAGTTCCACCAAATGCTAAAATAACTCCTGGCGGGTTAGTTGGAACTGCACCTAGCAAATTACCTCTTGAAATTTTGTAAAGTCCTGTTGCACCTGTAACTCTGTTTATTATAATTTCGTCATCAACTAATGAGTTAGTCACAGGAGTTTTGCCAGCAATAAGTTCATTAGATATAGTTGTATCAAAAATCTTTGTACTTCCACCTGTTTGTCCGTCAAATACAAAGTCTGGTGCTGTAATGTCACCACTAATTCTAAATGTTGTTGCTGATGTTAATTTATCAGCTGATCCAGAACGTCCAGATACTGTACCGCTAACATTACCAACTAAATTTCCTGTAAATGTAGTGGCATAAACATTTTTCCATTTTAAACTAATATTGCCTAAGTTACGAGTGTTACTTGAATCTGGTACAAGATTTTGTGTTGTTACTAAACCGTCAAAATCTACATCGCCTGCAACATTAAGATTTTTTGCAATACCGACACCGCCTTTTACTACAAGAGCACCTGTACCTATTGTGTCAGATTGTGTAGTTGCGTTGATATAAGCAGCACCGCTAGTTTTAATGTTTCCTGTAACATCAAGTGCTTCGTCAGGAGCAACATTGTTAATACCTAATCTTAGATTAGAATCAACACGCAATACAGTTTCAGTAATACCATTATTTCTAACACGTATGTCTATATTAGAACCTTCAATTTGGTGTTGTATGATACCTGCGCTGCCTTCAACACCTACGTTTAATTCTGCATTAACTCCATAGTTAATACCTTGGTTGTTTTGTACGTTTAACGGAAAGGTTGTTGTACTTGTAACATCACCTCTTAAGAAGTTTCCGGCTGCTACATTTTGGCCGGCAACAATAAGACTTTCCGCTTTTTCAGAAGTACCATAATATTTAGGAACGCCGGCACCAGTAATATTTCTATTACTTAGATTTACACCAGGACTAATTGTTGTAAATCCAGGAATAACTGTTTTAGGGGTAAATGCATCTGAGGAAATTATTGCTACAGGCTGTGCTGCTACTTCTACAAGTATAATAGTATATGTATTATTGTCAATACCTGTTACTTGTTGTGGTAGAGCACCTGTAGATAAACCATCACTAAATGTAGGTCCTACTAGTACCCAACCTGAACCCGAAAACAAATATAATTGCTGGTTATCTGTATCAACCCAAAGTTCGCCAATTTGGCTTTCTGCAGCTTCTGGAGACGATGCAGCACGTTTAACACCACTTGCTGCTACCCAATTTGTTCCGTCATAAACTTTAAGTTGTTCGTTACCTAAAGAAGTATCATACCATAGTTGTCCTTCTACAGGTCTTTCTGGTTCAATATTATTTGCAAAACTTTCTAATAGATGTAAAAAATTTTCAGCGATAGCACTACCATAAGCAGTCGTATTTCTACCTGGAATTTTAAGACTTGTTTCGGTATTAATAACACCGTCTTCTATTCTAATAGTACCTTTGTTGGCTTCGTCTGTGTATGCAATCGTGTATGCCATCTAATTACCCCTCATTGAAACCTGTTAAACTCTGTACCCTAACAGTGTAATCAATTTGGATTAATCTGTTTAACGATTTCTGTACAGGGTGGAAAATTACGTGTGTTAGCAATCTACCATCTCCGGAAGGACTATATGCTTTAAGTCCAAGCTCGTCAAAAACATAAAGGCTATCTGAATCTGTGGCAGTATCAAACGCATCTTGCCCGCTTGGCTCACCGTAGTCTAGCAAACATGTTACAAGTATATCTGTATAATTTGTTCCACTAACATGGCGTGTTTCTATTTTGTTTCTTACAGGATCTAAGTTATTAACACTTCTGTCATCAACAACTTTTGTAAATGTTTGGTTGTATAAACTGGCGTTTGTACCAGTGCTGTTTGGTGTTAAGTATGTAATAATACCTGTAGGATCTACTGAAGTTCCACCATTTCCAAAACTCATTTCGTAAATCCAACCTTGTCCAGCGTTTGCTAAACTTTCAGCTAAACTTATACTCATATTTTCATAATGAATAGCGTTTCTTTTGTCAATAAGTACTTCACCAGAGGCTGGATCATGTATCTTAATATGACCTTGTAGCAACACACCGTTCATTTCGTTAAAATTATCTGCCATTTTTGTTTATCCTGTCAATGTATTTATCGCGGTAAGTCCACTTGCTTGGCACGTAAGAATCTGCCAATGTCTGTATCAGCATTACTTAGTGGTGTTCCTGGGTCTGTCCAACGTTTTCCTTGTTTTCTAATAATAATTACTTTAGAATTTTCAATAGGAGTATCTACCAGTGTCAGTATATTGCCTTCTACTGTAAATTCTGCTGGTAATGTAATATCTCCTTCTGGGCTGTCCTGTGCAATTGGAGATATTATATCACCGTTTGTATCTGTATATTCAAATCTATAAGATTGTACAGGGTCTTTTCTTAGTCTTTTACCAGCAACAAACACTTCAAACAAGTCTTGCGGTCTAGAATTTTTAATAAATGTAAAATCATCTACATTGAAATCTAGTTCATATACACTAGTTGTACCGTCTGCTGTAAATATTGTTGTGAGTGTTTCGTCTTTGTATGGCAAATTACTATCACTGCTTTGATCGTATATTTCTGTTCCAGCAACATGTATCGATGAAACACCTGTTCCTAGCGTGCCTCTTCTTAATTGCTTTAGTTCATTACCTGACTTAATGTAGTATTCAATACGTTCTCCATTTATCCAGATAATTCCAGGAGTTCGTGTTCCTGGAGGCGGTGCTGGCAGATCAACAGCAGCATCATTTAGTACTATAGTTCTGTCATACCAATTTAGGTCTTCTTTAAGAACATAATTTTTCTCACCGTCTAGGCGCTTATAATGAGTTCTATTAATCATATCTTTAAATTGCCTCCAGCCAAACTTGTTCTGGTATGGCGCTGCTGCAAAGTGTATGACTTCTATAGTATCATCTTCTTCTAGTGTTTCAACTAATCGTATGTAACGCTTATTGTCTAAAACTGTATAATCAGAATCAGGTGTTAGTAATGCATTGTTTTTTATTACCCAAACATATTTAGAGTCAGTAGCAGGTGACGCTAAACCAATTAAACCGTTTCTAAGTTGTCTTAGTTTATACCATGCTTCAGTACTTTGAGTTAGTTTTGTTCTTTCAACAATATCATAACTTAATCTTTCCATCTCTAAAGGAGCATTATTACTAAATTGATAAACTGTGATAACATCTCCTTCTTCAGCTACCTGATCTAAATAAACTGTGCCAGGTGTAGATACAAAAGAGTTAGACGAATCGTCAGCTGTTTCATAATATCCAAATCTGTACTCACCGTCAGAGATAACATATATACGCAAATCATCTCCTGCTGTTGATACACCTGGTGATATTTGAATGATGCTACCTTTTTGCTCATCTGGTGGTAAATCAGGCTCAAACGCTGCACCGCCTATAAATGTCCATTCATCGTTAAATGTTAATTTGCGTCCGTTTAGATAAACTTCTACATCTTGATTGTTTAATGTACCTACAGGAGTTTGCCATATATCTAAGATATACTGATTATTACTTGTTACAGTAAAACGCTTAGTATATCCTGCATTTAATATATAATCATTTATCCTAACTATAGTATAATATGCACTAGGTTCTTGAGAGAAAGGAGCTTTACTTAGTTCAAATGCTACAGTACTGCCGTCGCCGTCAAACGTATCTATAGTAACTTGACTAAAGTTTTGATCAGTAATTGATTGTCCTTTGTAAAGGGCATAGCTTACAAAGTCTCCTACCTTCACAGGCTCTGACATATCTAGCAGTATGTTTCCTGCAATGCCATCTTCTTCTGTAGATTCTCTAATAACACTGGGTATTTCTATACCGTTTGACGAAACAATAAAATTGACGTTTTCGCTATAACGGACATCAGTTACAATAGTGTTTGTACTACCGTCACTTTCAAAAGATTGAACATCTAGTATATCACTACCACCAATTTCAATATTAATAATACTTACACGCTGTCCTGCTGTAGGTGCTGTATCAAAAACTACAGTTTCGTTATCGTAATCTACAGTAAAATCTTCATCTACGTTTTTAATACTTGTGTCAAGTTTAACAATTATTTGACTTTGTGTTTGAGGTCTTTGATCAATCTTAAACGTTGTTGTAACTCCGTCACCTACATAATTTCTTGAATAAATTTTCGAGCCACCTGCAACTGGGCGTTCATACACTGTTATATCAACAGTATCTAAAAGTTGCCCTGGTATAACTTCTTCTGGACCTTTAGATGTTGTCGGTGTTACAAATCCGTCACCATCAACATTTATATCTTCTGCATTTAAACCAGTTGCACTTGTATATGCTAAATTACCACCTTGGTATTGGGTATCGTAGCTCTCTGGATCTGCAATAAATGACCCGTCGCTAGTAGATTTTCTTATAATAATTTCATCATTTGCTGAAGTAGATACTCCCCAAGAATCAAACGGTAGAATTAGACTCGTGCCATCCCCAGTAATACTTTGCATAACTGCATTTGCATTAGTAACAGGATCTCCTGTTCCGTAGTTTGGATCATCAATTCTTACATTTTTTAGTTCTTTACCGTCAATATCATATGCAACTTTATATACATTATACTGTAATCCAGTTTCTAATGCTTCATCCAATTTTAGATAGTCAGTTATATCTGTAGGAATAATAGGGTTACTACCTCCTATATCTGTACTATCTGTATAATATGTAAAATCTTCTGAAGCAGAGAACTGAGAAGTAATATCAGTTTCTACTATTACTTGTGTTCCTAGATTGTTTTGTATTGCACGGCCTTGTGCATTTGTTCCTTCTTGTACTAGAACAGTTCCTGTTGATATTGGAAGATCAGTAGGAGGAACTTTTAATGTAACATATTTTCTTAAATTATTTACAGTATCAAACTCTTGGTTAAACGGAGATTCAACTGTAACAACATTACCTGAACTATCTGCAACTACACGGCCGGACGCTGTAGTATTTTCTTGCACAACAGTTGTGTTCTCAGATACTATAACGTTTGAAGGTAATGTAATATCTACACGCTTTGTTTGGAATAATAAATCTTCATAACTTACATCGTATGTATCCCAAGAATCTGAATACCAATCTTGGCTATCCCAACCAGCTGGTCCTCCAAATTCAAAACTTTTTACTTCAACACCACCGTAATCTATTCCGTCCATTACTTGACCAAGGTCGTTACCAAACTGACCGGTAGTTGGGTTATAGAATAAATTTACTCTGTCTGCTGCATGTAATAATTCGACAGGCTTTTTATAGTTGATTACTATACTTGCTCCATCAATAGGAGGTGTAGTAAATACTATTTGACCGTAATATCTATCATATCCTTTGCTTGTATCTTTTTGGTTAGAATATGTAAATTCACTACGCAGTGCTAGGTTATTATTTACAAATACTTCTATATTAGAGATATTAAGTTCCATAGGATATCTTAAGTTATAAACGTATTTGTTTCCTGTTCCAGCAAAAGATTCTGTTTCTAATAGTTTTGTAATCTCAAAGACACCTGTTATTCTATCAAACTTAATAGAAGTATTCATACTTCTTACAAGACCATCACCAAGTTTTGCACTTAATGTAGCAGGCTCGCCGTCTTCAGCTAATGACCCGTTTATAGTAACTGTTGGCTGGCTTAAATATCCGCTACCTGGTTTAACTATTTTTACATAAGAAATTTTTCCTTCATTTCCTAAAAATGCTATTGCTTCAGCACCAGAGCCGCCGCCGCCTGTGATTTCAATAACAGGAGGGAATGTATATCCTTTTCCTCCGTCGGCAACATCAATTGATGCAATTCCATAACCAAAGTTATCTAACCAATTTTTATTAGGATAAGTTTGGAGATCTGTATTTTCGCCTATCAACGTACCATCGACAACTTTTACAGATTGAGGAATAATTTTTCCGTATCTGTTACTATAAGCAGGTGGCAAATCAAAATCAGTTATTACACTAGAACTATTGTCTAGTCCTTCGTAGCTACTTAGATACTCTCTAAGTTTTGTTTTGTATGGTTTTACTTCATTTAGATATTCTTCATAACTTGGTAGGTTATCATTATTAAATGTAATATCTTCACGTAGCGTACCCACGTTGTGTTTTGCTTTAACAAAACTTGTCTTAAATGCCCAATCAACATAGTTTTGTTCTGAAAGTACATATCTTAAACTGCTAAAGAACAATGCATTATATTCGATTGCCAATTCATCTACAAGTAAATCATCTCTAATTGCTTCTAAAATTATACGCATTTCTGTAGTAGGCTGGCTATCAAAGAATTTAATATCATAACTTACAGTATCAAAGCCCACAGCATTTGCAGTAGTATCATACAATGTGTTTTTAAACTGTATAGTTCCGTTTTCTCTACCAATAGTTTTATAATTTACAGTATAGTCAATATTATCAGCATCGTCTATTTTTTCTAATAATAGCCATCCACCGGTTCCAATCGTTTTAATTTTAACAATATCACCAGTTGTATCATCTAGAGAAAGCAACTCATAACTATTGTCAATCAAATAATTTACTTCTGTAAATTCACTGTATCCAGTATCGTACCAATCTATATAATCCCAGTATAGAGATACATCATATGCCTGGCTCTCAATCCTACTCCATTGTCTAGTTTCAGAAATTCTTTCATACAACGCCCATTTGCCTTGTATTGTTTCATCACTATTAACTAAGACAGCAAATCTTCGAATTGTAATCCTAGTATTACTTGTATAGTTGTTACCTTGATTAACTACTGTTGCATTAACTACAGCTCCAACTGAATTAATTTCTAATTCTATTTCTGCACCACTTCCTTGGCCTTCAATAGTAATTGTAGGAACAACTAGATAGCCGCGTCCCGGACTATCTATAGTGACCCTAGTAATTTTACCGTCTGTTATTACAGGTGTAATTACTGCTTGTTCAGCTTTAGCAACACCTACAAATTCTAAATCAGCTAAACTATCTACAGCAGTGTCATATATTCTAGTTGATGCTACTGGAGCAGGGGCTGCTTTTTGCAAGGCTGTTATATCTTTATCATCTATAATTAAGTTTTCTTTTAAAACTCTATTAACTCTTGTTATAACCTGTTTTAGAGCCTCGGCATTATTAACAAACCAACCCTGTCTTGGTTTATTTAGAATACCATATTTTTCTTTAGGTGATAAGTCTTCGGCTGGAACTGGACGTCCGGCGTCATCTTTACCTATAAGACTGTCAAACCATTTACGCTCGATGTCTCTGCTTGGAACACTAGACTCTAATCCTTCTGTTAAAATTTGATATTGATTGTGAATATTAATATTCTGATCATCTATTGTCCAATACTGTATGCTTAGTGCAACATCGTCACCTTTAATAAGATTATCACAGTTATAAATTACGAAGCTGTTTTCACTTATTAAATTAACAAACTTATATCCCTGGCTAGCAGGATCTTCTATTAATTTTGCAACCAATGCAGAACTCATAGATCTAGATTCTATGTCAGGAACAGTTACTTTTCCTTTGACCCAGAAATAATATTTGTTAGTAAAGGATTGTGAAATACTATCATAACGTCTTTTTTCAACATATGCGCTGTCGCCATATCTTGATTGTCCGCTTATTCCTTCTGCTATTCCTTCTTCGGTATCAGCTATTTCGTCCCATTCACTAGGTAGCACATCGCTTTCTACCCATTCATAAACGTCTATACTATTTCCTACAAATAATTTATTCCAATTATTTGTGCTAAAAATAATATTTCCTTGATAAGGATTTAAGAATTTTGCATTTGTTAAATCCCACCATAACTGACCTATTTGTTCCTCGCCCCAGTTTCGGTATGTATCTACTTTTAAGTTTTCAGGGCCAGTACTAAAAACTGCTGGATCATAGTATGTCTTATATCTAAGTTCTTGTTCTGCTGGTCCTGCAATTTTTCCTTGTATAGGATCAATATAATCAAGGTAAGTTAAAAGCTCTTGTTTCTTAGTATCGTACAAGAACATTCTTTTAATTTTAGAAACATCTACAGTATCTTTTGGTACTCTTAATTCGTTGTAAATATTTGTACCTTGTACTTTTCTATAATCTATTAAAGTGCCTTGATTAGATTCTGTTGTGTATAAACCTGGCATGCCTACATATATGTGGTTATCTTTTGCTAAGATATAATCGCCAAAGTTTTTAGTTGATGAATCATCAAAATCTAGTGTTTGTCCATAAACCAATGTGTCATTTATCCTTTCATAAAGATAAACAACGCCACTATCTACAAAAACTTTCTTAAATTGTGTAAAGCCTGCATCTAGTACAGTTTCATTTCCGTCAAATGTAGTACTTAATTCTCCATCTGCACTTCTTGCAGATACAACTAGAGTAGTTCCGTCAAATTGTACCTGGTGTCCAAAAAACTCTTGTTTTTCGTTCTGTCTAGAATTAAGAGTTTGTGTTAATTCAAATATTCCATTAACTTGCTTATAGATAAAAACTTTACCTTGGTCGTTTCTTACATCATCATCGTATGGTGCTGAAATAGCAATTAGCATGCCATCATTACTGATTGCAATATCTTTACCAAATCCGATTGTATTACTAGGTGCTGCAATTTGCTGGCTACGTTGATAGTTGCCATTATATGATCTATAAACAACTACTAGATTTGGTTTGTCATTTTCATAAAGTGCTGATGTAATTAAAACTTCACCGTTGTCCGATGTGTCAAAAATAGATCCTATATGATATAAGCTGCCTTGATCTAAAATAGAACTAATATCAACTTCGCCAAAACTAGGAATTAATGATGTGTCGTTAGGAACATATCCTAAGTAATCTAACGGATCTTCTATTAAATTCCAATCAGATAAAACAAATCCGGTACCTGCTGCTATATTAGTATCAGCTTGATAAACTAAACCATCATTATAAACTATATCATCTAAGTAGTAATTAACTAAAGTACTAAATTCTCCTTTAAATTTTTTGTCTTTAGCATAATCCCAATTCCAAACTGTGCCGTCTGTATCTGTACCAGATTTAATAAAATAAATTCTTCCTGGGAATACTTCGCTAGTATCTCGTTCGGATCCTCCTGCGGATATAAATCCCCTGTATAAATCATTATATTTGGTTGCTTGTACTTCATACCCTAATCTTAGATTATCATCACGTTCTGGAATAGTATATGAATTTACTTTACTAAATGTTGTTGATTTACCTGTTGCATAAACAGAGTACATACCCTCCTTTGTTTTTCCACTGGGCTCGCCTGTTGAGCTTGTAATTAAAGAAAATATTTCTTCCCAATCGTTGTTATCAACTGAAGGAATATTTGCTTCTCTAGCAATACCAGCAACAGTGTTTTCGTTGAAGAACCAATATTCTACATCTACTAGTCTGTCTGTTTCACCTGCATCAAAATCTGGGTTTGTAATTGCAACGCCAGCATCAACAACTATAAGTTTTCCAATTCCTGCTGCATCTAATCCTAAGGATCTGTATTGTGTTTGACCCATAACACGATTAACTTGATAAATTGGATCTGGATCTGTTGCATCTCCTAGGAATTCAATCTCAGCATTATCACCATAATCATCACCTTGTGACCAGTTGCCGGTTACACCTGAAACAAATAGTGTTACATTTAGGCCGTCTCTTTGATAATATTCTACTACTGCTTCTGCGCCAGTAGTTACATCTCGTACTGTTTGTCCTACTCTTGGTTCGAATGGATCTCCGTCTGTATCGAATTTTGTAAATTCGAAGAATATGTAGCCGTCCCATAGTTCATCAACAGTAAGTGTTTTGTTTATTACTTCATAAGAAAGATTTACAAGTGTCGGATCGTTTTTAGACCCGTCACTAAATCTAGTAAGCTGTGGCATATAAAAATCAAATGTTGATCCAGGCGATAAAGTATCTGTTAAAACTTTAGGAGCACGTATTACATATTTTTGACTTAGTACAGGATCTACAGAACCGCCAGGTCCTGGGAAACCTTGGAACGATAGTATTCTAAAATAACTGTTTAAGGTATTTTCACTAGATGTTAAGTCAGTATCATAATCAAGAATATTGTAATAATACCTATCACTTACTGTACTGTCTGATACAACATCTTTGTAAATTAATCCTCTACCACTATCTGTTAAATTTGTAGTTAAAGATACCGGAGAATTTAGATTAATTCTCCAATAGCCGCCGAACGCTTCTGAGGAATCAACTTCTTCGTTTGGTGCAACTCTATCATATTCTCCGACAAATTCTCCGTTAGCCAAGAACAAGCTGTCATTTAAGTCAAATATACCATTTACATCTCTTAAGTATAGAACTAATTGTCCTTCGTTTTCATACACATAATCTACAAAACCAAATGCATCAGCAGTTTCAACTCTGTCACCAAATACAGGTTTAGTAGTGAAAACATTAACATATAAAACTGCATCTACTTTATTTTGTATTGTGTGGTTATCACTTAAAAAGAATTCACTTATATTAGGGTAAGCTCCATCAAATGGTTCTCTTGCAACAAAAGACTCTTGATTTTGATTTGCAATAGTAAGCGTATTCCATTCTAATACCAATGTGTCGTTAGGAGCAGAACCATCATACATATCTAAAGGAGCTCTAATCAAAATATGATCAGCATCTATATTTGGAATAGGATAATTGCCTGCTAAAATTACAGGAATTTCTTCTGAGTCTTCAGCAGTATTTCCTATAGAATTTATAATTTGTTCAACACTGTCAAAACTTGTAAATTCAATACTATCAACTCTAGGTTGGATTGTAGTAGTAGATCTCCAAAGAGCATTTTCATATCTTACAATATCATTAGCAACATAATTAGTTGGAGTTATTTCGTCTCCGTCTGGCCCATATTCGCTATAAGTTGATTTATAATTCGTTTTGACATTACTTGCATCCGGAGAACCTACAATCAAGTATTTTCCATCTGGTGACATACCTACGCTTGCACCAAATCTCTGTAATTCATCTGCAATGTCATCATCAGCTTCAAGTACTTGACTTAACTGCCAATTAGCATTGTTGCTTCCTCGTCTATAAACATAAACCTTTCCGCTACCATCATCTGGTGCTCCTACAGCCATAAGTGTATTGCTGTTATTCACAGCTATACTAGTAGCAAAGTTTGTTTCTGTATCTGTAGATGAATTGGCAAAACTTTGTAATAGATTAAATCCTGATGAATTTTGTACTACTTTCCATTTGCTGTTACCATCATTATCTAACCAGAACTTACTCTTGTTGTCTGCTATAATTTGTGTCAGGCTGTTGAGAGTTTCTAAGTTGTCTGTTCTTACCTTTAACAGATTGGTTATTTTTCCAACACAATTTTCTACATCTTCTACAGGCTCTGAGGTTTCAAAAGTAATCCTATTCAAAGAAATATTTTTAACTTTGTAGAATCCTCCTAACGCAACAGATGTTGTACTAATTGCAGCATAAGTGCTATCAGCAGGATCAACAGTTGTGTTAATTAAATCAAAGACTCCTAAAATATCTCCAGGATTTATAAACTTAGGTGTAGTTGTAAGAACAACTGTAAATTCAGTATCGCCTCCAGTTACAGCTTCAACTTCTAAATCAGTATCTATATGACGATATACATTCCATGTTTGCTTATCGTTACCTACCCATATGTAGGAATCTTTCCTACAATCTGCAAAATTAATTGTTAAAATATCATCATATGTTCCAACAATAAAATCTACATCTTCCGGATTTACATAACCACTATCTTTTGTATAACCGTTTGTAATATATTTGCTAGGAAACGGTTTATGATCGTAGTTTTCAGGTTTTAAATAAACCTGGTAAGGTTGTATTCTATAAATTAAATCCTTTTCGTCACCCTGCACTCGTTGTACTAATTCGATAGGTTGTGGTGCTAGTCTAAATTGTTTTTCGTCTAATAAAAATTCAACTTCGTCAAAACCTTCTGATGCACCATATTGGCCTTGTTTAATTGCCCATTCTTCATAGAATTCTAAACTATCTTTGTCGTCACTTGCTAGTGCATCAAACAATTTAGTCAAAGCATTCTTTGAACCTTTGTCAGCGATGAATCCTTGATAGAATTTATACTGGCTAACGTCATCATTAATAATATTTTCTAAATATGTGCGCTTTTGATATCCAATTAAATGCTGTGCAAGACGCTGTTGCTCTGTGTCAAAGTTATCACTATCTAAATCATAGAAATCTGCAAATTGATTAGTTTTATATTCAAAGTTAGGTAACAATACAGGACTAGGTTTTTCGTCAAGTCTGTTCCAATCTTCTGACTCAAATGTTTCTGTACCCGGTATTTTATTTGTTGCAGTATAATAAAATTCTTTATACTTAACAGTGTCACCTATTGAATAGTCTTTCCAAGATTCCCAATCTGTAACTTTTGCATCGTCATAAACAAATCCTGGTATATTTAGACTTCCGTCCCAATCAGTGGTTCTATAACCTAATATCTTTATGCGCTCTTGTCTATATCCAGGTTCTGGGTCAAAGATCACATCTCCAAACACAGTTCTGTTGTCAAGTAATACTACATGTTCTTTTTGTACTAACGGTAGTTTTAGACTGTAAATACCGTCTGCGGTAGTTTTTGGACGTAGAACAAATTCATTACTATTTTGTCTGCCTAATGTTGTAAATTCTTCTACTAACTTTTTACCGTCAGCTTTTAATAGCGTATAACCATAAAAGTTGTCAAATATATTATCAACAATAGAATATTCTGTTTGTAACTTCAACTGGAACGCTGCTGGACTTAATGTAATTACTGTACCTGCTGCCCAGTTTTGTGTGGTCCAGAAAAGGAATTCTTTACAAGATGTTCTCCAATTTGCTACAACTGCATTATCACTGTCATAATAATCAAACACAAATCCTTTTGTTTCTAAAAACTTTTGATATCCTAATAAGAAATCTACTACTTCTTGCACAGTTTTTAAAACTGTTCCGTACGGCATTTTTTCAGTTATTTTTGTAAAAAATGTTCTTCTAAAAGTAGCATCTCTACCTCCTATTAAAGGTAAAGACGGCATTCTTTCTACATTATCTGTATCAAAACTTGCCCCACTTGTAAAATTATTTTTTGCTCTATAATATGCCCCGGCATTTTCGATATTTTGACCTTTAACATAAGTTTGGCCTGGTCCCCAGGTAACATACTTTTCTGTAATACCACCTACATTAATTGTAGGATCATTTTCTAAGGCAATTGGTTTATAGTAATCAAAATAAGGTTTTGTATTATCATAACCGCTAATTTTAAATCCGTTAGTTCTACGCTCAATCAATACGCCACTATAAGAAAGTGTTTCTACAGGAGAACTTGTATTTAGGAAAATTTTATAGTTTTCATCTGGAACAAAAACATTACCTTGATTTAGAGGTGTTCTACTATCTAAAATTAGTCTAAATTTATTCTTTTCAGTGAAACCACCAACTTTAAAGCCCATTTGGTTAGTAATCGCAACTATATGGTCTTTATAAGTTCCGTATGGTCTTGTAACACTTGCTGCCATATATCCTGCAACGTAATTTATCAACCCAGCTGTAAATATTTGAGCGGTATCTTCTACAGTGTTAGGAAAAACTAAATCTTGTAATCTAATATGATTGTTTGTTTCAGTATAAATTATTTGCCCGGCAAGATTTTTTTTCTGTCTAATTCTATCAAAGCCTGTTGCAAATACTTTATGTGGCTGATTTAGTAACCAACTAGCAATTAGTGCAAAAGGAAACTCTCCGCTTCGTCTCCAGGCAGATTCAACTGGTGCTTCGTCACCGTATTTAAAAATATCCTTAATAGTACTAGAAACAAAGTTTCCTGCATATCCACAATCATTCGGACTTAATAAGTTTCCTGATTCATCAACAGGGATAAAATTAACTAATCCAGGTCTTTTGTATTTCTTATTAATAGAAAATTTTTGTCCCGGTATCCTTATTACACCGTTTTGCAAATCTTCCCACATAACAATGTTATCTTTGGTGTAAGGAGCAGGACCATATTGTTCTTCCCACCATGTAGGTTTAATTTTAAATCCTAGCATTTCCCATGGATGGGTATGAGGTCTGTCTGTATCAAAGGCTTGTTTATAAACTCCGCGCCAAAATCCCGGCAATGCATTACCATTTGGATCTGTCATAGATGCATAGTTAAATGTAAAACTGTTTGTCCTTTGAAAAAACTGATTGTCTGTATAATCGTCATCGACTAATTGTAACCACTGAACAAAATCAGGAAGCATTGCATTATCTATTTGCTCTTTTGTAAATGTAGTATCTCTAAAAGTACCACCTACATAAGATTCAATGTCAAAGATAGTAGGATCATACTTTACTTTAATGTTGTTATAAATTCTTTTTTCTAATTCAAGAATAAGATCATCTCTAAAATCGTTATAGGCAACAAATTTACTTCCGTCATGGCCTTGAATAATTTCTGTAGGTTCAAGATATGTGTCATCCAAATACTTAACGGGTTCGTAAGCAGGATATAATCCTAATTTTGTAGGAGTAGGCGGTACATATGTTCCGTTTGTTGATTCATATTCATAAATTGTAACAACATCATCTATTTCTTTAGTAGCTGTAATAATAGCAAATCCTTCACTATTAAAAGTGTAATCCTTGCCATGTATTAATTGCAAGCCATTTATGTATATTTGTACTGCTCTTCTGCTTGGTTCGTCTAATGTAAAAGGTTGAGACAATGCAAAAAACTGCTGTTGTTCATCATATATTTCGTAATCTGTTCTAACTGATGCACCAATTGCAAACATATCACTAAAATAAAATGGCATACTGCTAATTTTATCTTTATTAATACTAGCTAATATTCTATCAACATGTTCTTTGACAGGACCTTCATATCCTAAATCATTTGCTGTTTGTAAAAATAATCTTTTAAACTTGCCGTATTCTCTTCTAGCATATCTTATAGACTTTAGCATATTACTATCTTTGTCTAACAAACTGTAACTTGCTAAATTAAATGGAGAACTGTGTTTTAAAAATCTTTTACCGTAAATGCTTACAGGACCTACATCTCTTAAGTTTCCTGCACCTGGGAACTTTCCGACAAAATTATCAAGACTTTCTACTATAGAAGCAACGTGATCATTAACTTCGCCAAGTGTAAATTGCGTAAGATTATTGTTTAAAGGATTGCGCTCAAGATTTGCACTTATTTCATAATGTCCTATTTCAGTTTTTGCAGCTCTTGACTTTGTTTTAAATAAAATTACATCATCAATTGCCAAGTCATTTACAAAAATTATCTGTAGTAAATTATTAGGCGAAACTGAAGTTGTAAAATCTGTACCTTCAACTTGTAACTTGTTGTTTAAATATACTCGATACCATAAATCAGTTAAACTAGCACTGTTTTCATAAACATCTATGTCGTATGCTGTTAGCGTATTATCATTAACGTACTGCCTAATCACAACCTGTTCGCTAATTTTTGGAGATTTTTTCCAGCCGTTTTCGTAAGCAAATTGCGTTCTAGTTTTATATTTCCTGAGATAACCAATATCAGTGTTTTTATAAAATAAATCATTTCCAACTTGGTAGTTAAAAGAATCTTTTAACAAATCAAAGTTAAATGTTATATCGCCTACGTTTTCAATATTTCTGTATGTTATTGGAAAACCTAGTTCTGTATCGTTTTGACCTGCGCCAACTGCATAACTAAAAATTTTGTTACCTTTAAATGTGCTTGCTTCAAAAATAGTTAAGTCATTAAAGCTGTTACCAGCTTCGTCAAACATTTCAAATAAAGGAGCCTGATTCACACTAGTTTTAGTTTGACACAATTTCCATTCTGTACCATTGTAGTAGTACATCAAACCTTTTGAATCTGTACCGTCTTTAACTAGTACAACTTCATTTTCTAAAGGTTCTGAGTCATCTACTTCAACTAAAGAAATTTGTCTATTAGAGGCTCTACCAGTTCCATCGGCAAATGTTATGAAATTAACTTGGTAAATTTTTCCTTTAACTAATATATCAGTATCTGCTAAAAACAAAATGCGCATACCGTCAGTAATGTCTATACCATCAATATTATATCCTTGACTTCCTTCTATATCTGAAAATACATCAAGTGTATATGTATCAACTAAATCGACATCTTTTTTGATCTTAGTTCCAAAATTTTGTAACTTTATACCTGCATCAAACTCTATAATTGGGCGTTTTGCTCTTTGCGATTGATCTACATCTACCGGAACCCCATTTATTTCAGCTGCTTTTTCTATTACACTTCTATGGAACCATCTATTGTATCTGCTCCACAAGTTTCCATCAGCACTGCCTCTGTTTATTACAAAGTAATCTTTTACAGCAGGATAACCAATTGCTTCATCAAATGGGCTTCTATCAAAACCGTCTCCGTCAAAGGGGATTAATAAGTCATCTGTAAATGAACTAGCAACGTTTAAGTCTGCTTCTGCAATTAATCTAATTTCATCACCGACGCCATCAACGTAGAATTCTCCTTCAGCATATGTTGCCGGAGTTACTTCTCCTATAAATTTAACTTTCATTCCATTAGAAAGAGCAAATCCGTCACTTGTTGTATAAGTTTTTTTACCTACTATTTCAGTCTCTACATCAATAAAACTAGCTTCTTCGATGTTTGCAACTTTGATTAGTCCTGCAACATTTATATCATTATCTGCAACATAATAAAGTACGTCAGGTGTTTCTGATGTTAATCTTAATTCAATAACACCAAGTTCTACATTTTGTGCTGAAATTCCAGAATCTAAATCAAAAGCACTATCAAGAGTGCGCTTGGTTCTTATAGTAAATGGTAGGCCTTCTGTGTTTATTTCAAATCGATATGTTATACCTCTATACAATTTTAAACTAGGATTTTGTGTTGCACCATCTGGCGTAAAAAGATATGCATTATTATCTAAGTTGTCTGCAAGTTCTACTGTGTATGTAGATACAATATCTATCGTCTGTCCTTTAACAGGTATAGTTTGCGGACCGTTTGGAAGCCAATAGTATTCACGGAAGTTAGTAAATTTATCCCAATCAATATGCGGGTTCCAAGCATAATATTCTTGGCTATTAAATCTACTGTGGTCTGAAGTATCAGCACCAAAACTAGTTAATTGATTTACAAAGTCATTATAATCTTTGTAAAAAAGAACATTATCTAAGTCATCTTTAATTACAGTTGCAGGCTCAAATTGGTAATCTGATCTTTTTGTTGAAATATCTCCAACATAGTTATCAGCTGCTGTAAATGATTTTGCAGTTTGTCTTCCAAAGTATCCGTTTAGTTTTTCTGCGACGCCAGGTTGGATTAACTGATCTAATGTGCTAGATAAAAATTTCTTATTTGTCTCAGTCCTAAAATAACGCGGCAAGTGCTGCGCACTTGTTCTTTTAGTATCCGAACCTCCGGCTGCTGGTACAGGAAATTCGTTCTGATCATTATTACTTGCCATGTCTAGCCGCTTCCTTTAATCAAATACTTTGTATTCCAGTGTTAGTAGTTTCTGATTCAGAAACAACTTTTCCACTTGCTTTTAATCTTGATGCTGTAATTGCATCAATAATTTCAATATTATCAACAGTTGCACCGCTAATAAAAATTTCGTCTGATTCTGATTTTATTTCAAACAAACTACCAAATGATTGGGTTTCTTGATCAGGCACCATAATGAATGTTACAAGATCTGGAGCTAATTGACTCATTACATAATTGCTTAATTCTGAGAAATAAAATTTATCGCCAAAGTCCCAATTTTCTAATGCAAAAAATTCATCTATTGCTGCAATAACTCTCGACTTAACATCGTTATCATTTAGAACCAAATCAGGGTTTTTAACAATTTTAAATGTTGCTTGAAGATCCACAGATGATTTATCTCCGAATAGTATTTTATACTTAACCGGATGATATATTACTTCGTCACTAAGTGACTTTATTTTGTTTATTTCAGTACCATATGACAAGAACAAACTATCTGTACTAGGTGGTAAAGGTTTAGTACCCTGGCCACTTAACCATAATCTAAATGCAGTGTCGTATGTTTTCGTTAATAGATATGTATCTATAATGTTACTTGCGCTCGGGTCAATCCTTGCACTATAATCTGCTGCATGGATATATTGGAATTTTAGATTGTCTCTACCAATCCTAGCACGGTAATTTGTTGTTACACTTAATGTTCCAAAAGTCTTATTAAGTGTTTCAAAAATACCTTCATCTACATAATAAAAAAGTTGTCCGTCATCATAAGAACTAAACGGTGCAAGATTTTCTTTTGTTTGCAAAACAATTACACCTATGTCATCTTTACTTACATAGTTGTAATCTTCAACACCATCTGTTGTTATATATTTTTCTTGGAAGACATATTTCTCTAAAGGATTTGTTGTTTCAGCAACTATTTCCGCAAATATTTCAGGATCATCAACAACACCGTCATCGTCATTATCAAAAAATGTTACTTGTATTTTTTTACTATCAACATAGCCTTCAGGATCTCTATATTCTTCTGTAACTTCCCAATCAAAATCTACTGTAAATGGTACAGTATCATCAGGTATAGTATTAATACTCATCACTTTAATCTTGTCTTTTATAATTTTTCCTGTTAGGTTATTGTAAATTTTATCGCTACTATCAAAATAGAAACGTATTTCTTTATCACTTTCAAATATATAACGCATGGCGCGATATGTAATAGTATATTTTTCACCGTCAGTTTCAAACAGTAACAGCCAACTTGCATCAAGTTGTTGGTTTGTTACATCGCCTGTTTTACCAATACTAAAATCGTTTGCAACATTTAGGTTATTTTCTGTTACAAGTCTCCAGGCTTGTTTATTTCTATCAAATCTCAAACCAAATGTTTTATAAGCAAATATTTGATCAATAACTTGTGTAATTACATCAGATTCTAATTCATATGAAATAGCAGGACGTATTTCTACTAGTCTAGAGTTTGATGGAATTATGTCGTTTAAAAACACAGGCCCTGTTCCGTCATCTGCTACTACAGTACCATCTGCATCTACACTTTCAATTTTTGCCCATCTATACTCTGTAACATTTTTTTGACCTTGTATTCCTGGTGCTGACGTTCCGTCTGGTAAGAAATATTCTCCTTCTGGAGGTAAGAATTTTACAAGTGTTCCGGGAACAATTAAACTTAATATAGATGAAGTATATGTTCCTAGTTGTGATTTAAGACCTTCTCTGTTTGTAAAATAACCTGTGCTTAAATTAGTAGCTGTGCTCGACTGTGTCCATTTAACTCCCAGGTCACTTACACTAATTTTAGGAAACTTATCATAATAATAATTTCTAACTTTTTTATCGCTGAGAATAGGTTCTATAGTATTAACAATAGCACCTTCAACATCTGTTCTTGTAACAAATGTAAATGATGCTTTAGGTGTTAAGTATTCTTTATAAATTGCTCCATCAACGCCAAACAAGTTTGTTTTAGAATATTTGCCTGTTGCATCTATTAAGTCAAAGTATCTGCTTATTCCACTTGCTGTTCTATTAACACTTTTTGCCTTAATAATTTCTTGGCTAACACCTAAAGGACCAATTTGGTAGTCTTCGGCAGTTACCATTCTATTTTGAGTGTAATAAGTAGATGGTGCATTTGCTTTAATACTTGCGTTTGTTTCAGAAACAGACGCATTATCTACTCTGTATTTTAATTCATATTGTATTGATAGAGTTTCTACTTTTCCTGATTTAGTTAGATAAGGTATATTAACACTTATTCCACGCATATCATCAGGGTTAGCAACCATTGTTTCGTTTCTACTTGTTCTGTAATAAACTCTAAATGCTCCTTTTGGTAAGTTACCAAAAACACCGTCTGAGAAAATTAAACTTATTCTGTCATCGACTCGTGTTAAAACACTATAAATGTTGCGTATATTTTTGTTTAAACTGTTGTAAATTACGTTGTTACCTTCAACAGATTCTACTTTAGACCAAAGTTCATTTTCATTACCAAAACTGTCTAACTTGTAAAGCCAAACATCTTTGTTGTTTATATTAACAGCATCAATTGCTACAACTTGATTAGTGGATGGGTTATTAATATTGAATACGCCTTCGTCTATTGTTCCTTGACGGAAGTGACTGAAAAATCCTGTGTTAGAGCTTGCCGGGCCGCGGCCGTCATCTCTGTAAAGGAAAGCAAAATTGTTTCCTGGAAACGGTGCTTCTTCTTCAATTACTCCATCAACAACGTCAGTGCTGACAATTTCAAATCTTACTGATCTACCATCAATTGCTTTTTGGAACCCATATACAGGAATTTCAGTATTTGTACTAAGCATTCTGTATTGATCTGTTGGAACACCATTTACAATATCTTTTTTGATAGGACGGCCAAATGTTCCATTTGCTGGTAGAGCAGCATTTAATATTTTGACAAATTGCTCGTACCAATCTGGGTTTGAAGGATCATTCCAAATAATTGTTTGGCCTGATAAATTTACATTGTTAGAATCGACAATATCTTCTGACGTAGAAACACTTTCTATTTTAAGAAGACCATTTGCTGCTTGGTTACGCTTTGGATTATAGGAAAGCAATCTTGCTAAACGTAATACACTTTCGCGGCGTTCTGCTAATTCTAAGTAGTTTTCACGGGCATTTAGATCAATACGGAAAGCAATATTTTGCCCTAAAAATGCTATCAAATCTATTAGTGCTAAGTATTCGCTAGATTCTACATAGTCGTTGAAATCCTCAGGATAGTTTTCTCTGAGGTAATTAATCATTGTTCTACGCAAGTTATCAAAGTCATAACTTTGAAAATCTGCGTTACGGAAGCTCTGATATACACGCTTCCAATCTTCTGCTAAAAGTAATCTGTTTTGTCTATCTGTAGATGACATTGTGCTTTCCTTGATCTATATTGATATTTATTAGATTTAGAAAAGTGCGTAGTTAATTATGCATTAAAAAATCCAGCACTTTCATCGAATTTCAATTGCATAGTTTCTGAGATATTATAAGGAAGATATGTTAATGTACATTCGATTTGTATGCCGCTTTCGTAACTATCTACAGTAATATTATTAACTTGAACCCTTGGATCGTAATTACATATTTTTGATACATTATTAACAATAGCATCTTGAATAGGTGGTGTTAAAGGTTCAAACAAAACGTCCCATATAATGGTTCCAAACTCAGGATCACTTAGCTTTTCACCTTGCCTTATATGGAAATGATTGATAATATCTTGTTTAATAAGTGCAATATCGTAGAGTACATAAGTGGAGTTATCAGGATTTACAGTGCTTAAACCTCTATAAGCTCTGCTGCCAGGTGATGTGTTTTGGGCCTTGTTATTTCCCTTAACAACTACTTGTTTATATAATCCTTTTTCTCTTGTACTCATAACTATATTTAACCTTATTAATCACCTACAAAAACATCAGGACTGCCTTGAGCAGTTACAGGACCGCAGTGAGAACCTCCTAATGGAGCACACAAAGAATCTGGTGCTGCTCCATCTGGTGTATGATTTACCACTGCAATATTGTTAATAAAAACTTTATTAGATCCTGCGTTTAATGCGCCTCCGCCATGCGAGTTGGGATCTCCATCCACTGATACTAACAAATTGTTAGCATATACATTAGACTGTCCTGCAACAACTGTTGTTGCGCCGCAACTTCTTGCATCTGTATCTCTGTGTATAGCAGCCATTATTTGCCCTTCTTAAATGTGTCTGGTATAACCGCAGGCTCAGCAACAAAGTTATTTGCTGTTTCTGCATCTAACTCGTTTTCATCCTCAGGATCTGCACTAGTTTTTTCTGGTACAAATTCTAAAGGATTTAAGTTTTCATGACCTGTCCATGGTTCATGTTGAGGTGTTCTAAACGGTGGATAAGCAGGAGTAGCAGTTGGTCCATTCATGTTGATTCCGTCAGGTGCTGTTTCTGTATGGGTTTTAGAATTTATGTGTGTGCCGGCAGCAGCAGTTATTCTGCCATCGTTTCCAGCTGTTAAGCAGATATTGTTACCTGCTTTCATTATAATGTCTCTGCCAGCAGTAATGTTTAGATCATTTTCTGTGTGTATGCTTACACTATCTGCTGCATATATGTCTATTTTTCCGTTAGACGTCATTTCAATCCAGCTAGTGCCCTTTGCGTTACTAATGTAAATTAGATCTTCGGTATTGTGCATCAAAATTTGATGTCCTGTCCTAGTTCTTAATCTAATTAATTCATTAGCAGGTAATGTAGGATCTCCCTTTTCACCTGCTTCTATAGAAGCATACTCTGGCGGTCCAGCTTCAGGACCACCGGCAGGTTTCTTTCTAACTAGATTAGGATCTCCGTCATCCATAACAAAAGAGCTTCCTCCTAATCTACTAAAAGGTACATTTATAGTAGCCTCATTTGTACCGTATTTTCCTTTTGGTGCGCCTGGTCTTCTATCTGATGGACCTGGCGTAGAAATTCCAAATACCATACTAGGCAATTCTCGTCTAGCACTTGATGTTGTTGTTCCTCTTATAGGATCTCCGTCTAAACCTGCGTTTTTTAACTGTGCAATGGCATCAGTATTACCCGGTTTAATGTACTGTGTAGGATCGCCGCCTTTGCCTGTTTCTAAACGCTTATTGTACTCGCCTACTGGTAGTGCTTTAGACTTATCTGTACTGTTATAAGTTGTTGCTGCATTTCCAGGAAGCATAAAATTCATATATTGATCTTGAACGCAACCGATCCAATAACCGTTAGAGTAATTTCCTTCAACAAAAATTACCATTACTAAACTTCCTACGTCAGGCGGGACCATCCACATACCATAAGATTTTTGAGTATCTGCATAAGTTGCATTTTTTGACAAATCTTTAAATGGTGTTACTCCATAAAACGGACTCATGTATTTTACAAATGCTGTTTGGCCTGATGTTTGTGAGTTGTTACCAGTTCCTGTTAGAGACAACAATTCTACTTCTAGCATACCCATATATGTAGAATCAGTATGTCCAATAACTTTTGCTAAAAACGGACCTGGGTCGCCTTTTTGAGCATAATCACTTGTTCTTTTTTCTTGGGCCATTTGTTTCTCTCTCTATGGTATGGACGGATCTGTTGAATCAATTTTATTTTCTTTTGCGCCTTCTTTAACAACAGCGTTATCGCCCTTAACTCCGGTCGCCTTGACATCTGTCTCTTGGTTGCGTCTTCTAGTGCAAACTAAGTTTTGTGTAAATTGTCCGCCATTAAAGTTGCTTGTAACTTGTAATACTTTGTATAAGCCATTAAATGCTTTTACAGGTGCTAATCCAAATCCAGGAAAATCCATCCAGCCATCAGGACCATAATCTGTAGGAGTTTTAAAAATCATTCGTAAATCAACTTCAGAATTCTGATAGTCCATTGTTCCGTCTTTTGTTATGTTTATAAAAGAACTAGGAGATGCAATATAGTTTCCCATGCCGCTATCACTCAAGTAATAAGGGTCTCCCCATATTTTTAAATCTATTTGGAGTAGATCAACAGGACTATTTACTAGTGCGTCATTAAACATTCTAGCAAGTTGTGTAGAATTGTTTTCACTTCCTGAACTTACTTTACCTGTAGTTGGTGCTTCAACTTCTTTTACTTTAGCTTGACCAGTTGCACTTACAGAACCGTCCCCTTGCGTTCCTTCAGATAATTTTGTAGGTGCTTCTCCGTCTGTAGCTGCTGTGCCGCCTTGCCCAGCTTGTTTAGATCCTGCATTATTTTGACCTCTGCTGGCTCCAATTGCTACAAAGAATGCATTATCAAAAGTTATGTCAAAATCTAATATATCTTTATTTTTTCCCGAGTAAATGTAATTGTATTCTTTTGCAGCCTGCATATTTAAATTCTTTTGGTTAGGCTGCGGTGAGCTTGGAGATGCAAAGATACTTGCATTAACCATATACGGAACAACTCTATAAACATAGACCTTAGGAGTAGTACCAGTAGCATCTACTGTTTTACCGTCCATCATATTAAAACACAAAGTTTCAATTTTAAACCATTCAACCATATTGTTTTGATCAGGCTGTTTTAGTCTTTCTTTTAACTGCTGTCCCCAATCGCTTGCAATAACAATTTCTTCAATAATTGTGTTAATTTTTGTGCCAACTTTAAATTGAAAAGTTTTAACACCTCTAGGTATTTGCAATTTTTGTCTATCTAACTGCGTTTTATCTTTTTCAGTTGTACTACCTAAGCCGCCAATTGGAGGATAATTGTTAGATTCATTTACATTAGGAACCAGTTTTGCTTTTCCTATACTGTTAATATTTTCGTCTTTCTCAACATATTCTCTAATAGTTTCTGCTACTTCTGATCGAGTAATAGTAATACCTAGCATACTTTTTAGTTGGTTGTCAAAGTCTGCAGGAACTTCTCCGTTTTGTATGCCTTTTATACTTTCGTATAATTCTTTTTTACGTTCTTCTTCAAAAGGTTCTTTACGGATTTCTCCTTCTTTTGTAGCACCTTCACTATCTTCTTTCTTTCCTAATATACTTTCTTCAAGCGAAGATCGTTTTGTAGGAAACATAACAACAAACTTGTCTGCTTTTGAAACTTGCTTTGCTTGCTCATTTTTTAGCATTCTAGTATTTAAAATTGTTGCTAAACTGTTGGCGCCTGACTGCAATGCTTCTTCAACTGTTCTACCAGTAATGGTCATATCAGTTTTGCCTTTTTGCACTTCGTCTGACATTCCTGTTTCTACCCAAGGAATAGCAGTACAAGAATATGTCGAACCTTCTTCTGCAACATTAAAAGTTACTTGTCCTAGTTTTATAGGAAAATGTCTTGTGCTTTTTCTTGATTTTACAACGTTGCCGCCATCGTCATAACCTATAAAATCTAAACTTAAACAGAAAGGAGCATCAATATAGTTTTTGTGTCCTGCTGCAAGTGCTGCTACTTGTAAATTTTCTAAAAATTGTCCCATGCTATATGGTTCAAAGACTTTAAATTCAAACTGAGCTGCAAAACTATTTTTAGTTTTTGGAGTTTGTGTAATCAAAGAAGTAATTTCAACATCGTCAATATAAAATTCCATCTTACCGCCTAATTCTGTTAAGGTAGGAATTTTATCAGAGGCGCCGCCACTGCGTAAAACAACAATTCTTGGACCAAATAGTCTATAAGTAAAATCAGGAAGATTAAGTTCAAAGTTTGTTAAACATGATAATGTAAAAATATAGTTGTAACTTGCGTATTGTTCTAAGTCGTTTGGCCATGGTGGGAATCCTGCAAACAAACCGTTCAACAATCCACTCAGTCCTCCGAACCCTGCGCCTGAAAATGCTCCGCCCAATGCACTTGCAAACTGTGTAACTTGTCCGGCTGCTTGCACTACAGGCGCAGCAACAGCACCTGCAACTTCTGCAACAGCACCTTCAACTGCACTAGCCACACCGTTTATAGAAATGTTACCAGATGTTTGCAAGGAAGCAGCAGTCCTTTGCGTTCCGGAGTTTGCTCCCGAATTAGGTTTTGTTGTTACAGGCTGGCCCGATGATGTTCTGACAGGATTGCCATTGCTATCTGTTACTGCTGCCATATTAAGTTCCTAGCAAACGTTCTAAACTATCGCCCTTAGGAAGATAAATTTGTGTTCCTGCTATTATATCATACACAGGATCTTTTATAGTGTTCATATTCCTTTGTGCAAATACCCACCATAATTTTCTATCGCCGTATAAATCATAAGCAAGAAGATCTGGACGGTAAGTGTATTGTGGTTCTATAGTATATAGTATGTCATCGCTTTCGGCTGGTACAGGACGAATTTTTAAAACATCTAAATATTCGCCATTTGTTTTTGTATTAAACCAAGGACTTGAATTATCATAGTTTGCCATTAGATAAATCCTTTACCGCCTAGAACATAATCACCCCTAACAAATCCATCCAAACTAAACTGTGTAACTTGTCGTCTGCTGTAGATAGGTTGTACTGTTACTGAAACTGTGCTACTGGTTGGAACCCAACTTCCGTTTGCTCCCATACCAATTTGGATATAATCAACATTTGGATCTAGTTGAACTGTAAAGTTGGTAATAATAACAGGCACATTTTTGAAAACATAGTCGCCGTAACCATTTAGTCTTACAACCGGTGGCGGAGCACCTTGGTTACTGGTATTTCCGTATGCCATTTTTGTAGCACTTCTTAAATAATGTACAACACCAATCCAATATTCTCCTTCTAGTGCATTTTCTATTAAAAAATCACCTGTAATTGTCATTTCGCTCACTTCACTGTTCTGGTAAGCAAAATATGAATAATTACTATGTATGGGAGAAATCGCGTTATAATTTGCCCTATGATTAATCAAAACCTGTGGTGTATAAGGAAATATCATACCGCCTGTTTCGGCTAACGGTTTTAATAAAGGACTACCTGCAAAAGTGGAAGGAACACTTAATCGAACTCGCCAATCAAGTTCATTGTTTGAGCCCCAGCTTCCGTCTGTGAAAGAAATCCCTGTGGGCATAGCACCAGGCAACAAATTTAGTGCTCTTAGTGCTTTTCCAAATCCTGTGTCAGAGACAAAATCTGTTACTGCTTGTTTAGCAGTACCTACAACAGCATTTTTTAATCCTTCGCCAACTTTTAATGCAGCAGATCCTACCATATTCTCAACAGAAGCAGATGCAACTGTGCCGCTAGATTGGCCAGGTGTCGGCACTCGCACGTTACCTGATGTAACTGGGTTACCGCTACTATCCCTAACTGGATTACCAAATCTGTCTGTAACTGCCATTTCTTTTTGTCTCCTTATACATTATTTAGTTGACAAAATTATGTGCGTATATTATAATAGTGTTAATTATTGGAGAACCTATGAGGAAAACTAACTACTTAAACAACAAAGACATTCTAGCAGAAATACACAAATCTAAGAGTAGCTTTTGCAGTTTTACTGAAGACAGCTATAATCAGTTTGATATTATTCTGCCAGATATAGAAAAAATCAATATTCGAACAATAGCAGAAGCAAAACGAAACAAAGCAAAAAGACTGAGTCAGGCAGATTATGAAACAAGAAAACTTGCTGGCGAAAAAGTAAAACAAGCAGATTGCGAAGTAGATTACAGAAAAATAGAAAAAACAGAACTAATTTTTCGTATCATGACATTTGATCACATTCCGGACGAGCCTGGACGCAAAAAGAATCCTAAAACAGTAGCAGATACAAAAGTTAAACTAAACTTTCCTCCATTCCAGCACTACAAGTTTAATGACAATGACGAACTAGTATGCGTAGGCAAAAGCCACTGGCATGGAGGAATGGAAAATGGACATTTTGTTCTTAAAAAAGGACAGGCCACTGAAAAACTTGCTCGCATGTGGATGAAATTATGTGATCGCTATGCTACCCGTGGCAATGTAAGAGGATATACCTACAATGACGAAATGCGAGGACAAGCAATCCTCCAATTGGCACAGATTGGTTTGCAATTTGACGAAAGCAAATCTAATAATCCGTTTGCATACTACACAGCAGCCGTTACTAACTCATTTGTACGTGTTATCAATATTGAAAAACGCAACCAAAACATACGAGATGACATACTGGAAATGAACGATATGAACCCTTCATATACAAGACAACACCAAGGCGAATGGGAAGCAGCAGTCAAAAGAGAAAAAGAGCTTGGAAATGGTTAAATTAACCCATTGACTTTAAACATGTTTTACCATATAATACATAGAACTATAAAAGAGGATTCAGTTTGTTTAAAAAGGCAGCAGTATTTACAGACATACACTTCGGACTTAAAGGCAACAGCAGAATTCACAACGACGATTGTGAAGAATTCGTAGATTGGTTTATTGAGCAAGCAAAAGAAAACCATTGCGAAACTGCAATCTTTTGCGGAGATTGGCACCATAATAGGAATAGTCTTAACCTTACTACTATGGATGCTACTATTCGCAGTCTTGAAAAGCTAGGCAAAGCGTTTGACAAATTCTATATGTTTGTTGGCAATCATGACTTGTACTACAAAGATAAGCGTGATGTAAGTTCAACTATATTTGGGAAGCATATTCCAGGTGTTACACTTGTTGATGAAATATATCAAGAAGAAGATGTTGCACTTGTACCGTGGTTAGTAGGCGATGAGTGGAAGAAGATAGAAAATATTGAAGCCAAGTATTTGTTTGGTCATTTTGAACTTCCAAGTTTTTATATGAATGCAATGGTGCAAATGCCCGATCACGGTGATTTACGCCCGCAACACTTTAAACATCAAGATTATGTGTTTTCAGGGCATTTCCATAAACGCCAAGTACAAGGTAAAATTCATTACATCGGTAATGCGTTTCCACACAACTATGCAGATGCATGGGATGACGAACGTGGTATGATGATCCTTGACAAAGAAAATGGTGCAGAACCTGAGTACATCAACTGGTGGAACTGTCCTAAGTATCGTACAACAACACTAAGCAAATTGTTAGAACCTGATGCAGATATTATTAAACCTAAAATGTATTTGCGTGTTACTATTGACTTGCCTATTAGTTATGAAGAAGCACAGTTTATTAAAGAAACTTACATTTCGCAACACGGCTGTAGAGAAATTACTCTTATTCCACAAAAGCAAATAGAAGAAATTACAACCGAACTTGATATTGCACAATTTGAAAGTGTAGATCAAATTGTGTCAAACGAAATTAGCGCAATAGATTCTGATAACTTTAATAAGAAACTGTTGCTAGACATCTATAACGAGCTATAAATGATTAAGATTAAAGATTTAACTGTAAAAAACTTTATGAGTGTGGGCAACCAGACTCAGGCTGTTGATTTTAATAAACAACAGCTCACTCTTGTGCTTGGTGAAAACTTAGACCAAGGAGGTGACGACACCGGATCACGTAACGGTACAGGCAAAACAACAATTATTAATGCGTTGTCATATGCACTGTACGGCCAAGCACTGACCAACATCAAGCGGAATAATCTTATTAACAAGACTAATTCCAAAGGAATGTTGGTCACCCTACACTTTGAGAAGGATGGACAAGACTATAGGATTGAGCGAGGACGTTCTCCTAATGTTTTAAAGTTCTATATCAATGAACAAGAGCAAGAACTGCTAGACGAGTCGCAAGGCGACAGTCGTAAAACACAAGAATCTATTAATGACTTACTTGGTATGAGCCATGATATGTTCAAGCATGTTGTTGCACTAAACACATACACCGAGCCATTTTTGTCAATGCGACAAAACGATCAACGTGCTATTATTGAGCAGTTGTTAGGCATTACTATTTTGTCTGAAAAGGCAGAAACCTTAAAAGAGCAAATAAGATCAACTAGAGATAACATTACAGAAGAAACAGCAAAAATAACTGCTATTCAATCTGCTAATGAGAAAATTGAAAAAACTATTAACAGTCTAAAAGCCAATCAACGTGCATGGCTTTCTAAAAAAGCTCAAGATGTTGATAAACTACAACAATCAATAACTAATCTTGAACACTTAGACATTGATGCAGAATTAGATGCACACGAAAAATTGCAAAATTGGAATGAACTTAATAATGCAATTACGGCTCTTAATAAAGAAAAAAGCACATTAGAGAGTGCATTACTGCGTGCCACTAAATCTGTTGAAAAGGCTGAAAAAGACATCGCAAATCTTGACGATGCTACTTGTTATACATGCGGACAAGCACTACACGACGATAAAAAAGAAGAACTTGAGACACGCAAGGCTAAAGAGCTTACAGATGCTTTAGCATATCAAACAGAAGTTGCCGACAAGCTAGAATCAGCAATGAAAGAACTAAAAGAAATAGGAGATATTAATGGTCGTCCTAATACGTTTTATGAAACTGCTAAAGAAGCGTACGAGCATCGTCAAAATGTAGATAATCTAAAGCAAACATTAACTAACAAAAGACAAGAAACTGATCCTTACAGTTCGCAAATTGAAGAACTAACACAAGAGGCTTTACAAGAAATTGATTGGACTCCTGTTAATGATCTTACTAACTTAAAAGACCATCAAGAATTTTTGTTAAAACTGCTTACAAACAAAGATAGTTTTATTCGCAAGAAGATTATTGATCAAAATCTTGCATATTTGAACAATAGACTTACATATTACCTTGACAAATTAGGATTACCCCATCAAGTATTATTCCTAAATGATCTAAACGTTGAAATTACACAACTTGGACAGGACTTAGACTTTGATAACTTGAGTCGAGGAGAGCGTAACCGTTTAATACTTGGTATGAGCTTTGCATTCCGCGATGTTTGGGAGAGTTTGTATCAGAACATTAACTTGTTATTCATTGATGAGTTGATTGATAGTGGTATGGATACTGCTGGTGTTGAAAATTCACTAGGTGTTCTAAAGAAAATGGGCAGAGAACGTGATAAAAACGTTTTC